ATGGGCACCATCTATCTGAATGATGACCAGTTCGACACCACCCACAGCACCATCACCAGCAGCCTATTGAGCCATATGGCTCAAAGGGTCTGCGAAATCACGGGGCGGACGATGGAGGAGGACGCGCTCCACGACCGCATAGGCTCCGATCACAGTCAGGAGATGCGTGAGCGTCTGCGCGATTTGGTGCGGGACATGCTGACGCTCAGCGCCGACATCTGGCCTGAGCGCGCCCGTGACGCCCAGTCGTAATGCGCCTCGTCTCCCATTCGTCCTCGCCACCTTCATGATCGTGGCTGGGCGCCAATCTTCCGGCCACAAAACGCCCATACCGTTAATCTTGATTTATCAGCCAGGGCAGGAGAACGGCGCCACGTGAGCGCCTGTTGAAGGACGGCGCTTACGCGCCGCCTTTGCGCCGCGCGTACGCCTCGGCGATAGCTGCCCGCATGTCTTCGTCAAGGTGGGGGTCGGTATTTCCACTGATGTCGCGAAGATACCCAACAAACTCCATCTCGTTCTCAGAAACCAACCGGTCAAGAGTCTTGGACAGCTCCTTCCACCCCTCTTTGTCATCGGCAAAATACTGTTCGACGCCAAGGCGAACCAGGAACGCCAGGTCTATATTCAAGGAACGGGCGAGTGCCGGCAATTTATGTAGCGGAAACTTGGCTTCTCCAGTCTTGAACATGGAAATGATGTTACCCTTATCATAGCCGAGTTCATTGGCGATCTGGCGCTGTGACTTGATTCCAGAGAGGGCATCGATCTGCTTCGCCAGATAGGCGCTAAGCCTGGTCGGCGTGATGCCGGCGCGTGGCGCCTTGGAAACTGCCATGGTCCGTCCTCTGGTACGCTGCTCTCGGCGAGAGAGATAAATCATTATTTATGTATGAGGACGATAGCGCTGGGTTTACGGTTTTTCAAGGCGCAAATCAGCATTGATCATTGCAGTTCCTATGGCCAGTGGCACGAAGCCGCTGCCACAACAACCGGACGCAGTGGTGGCGGGCACGCGGGGCAGAACCTTCATCATACAAGCTTGGCAGGCTGTACCGTCTGCCCGGCGTTCTCGGCCTTCATGCCGTTGAGCGTGGCGTTGATGGCGGCGGCCTGGCTCTTGATCTCCGCCACGTCACGCGGGTGCGGTCGATCTCGGTCTTGACCAGCACCTCCAGCACCACCAGACGTTCGCGGTTCTCCGACTGCTTCTCGACCGCCGCGGTGACTCGCTCCAGCTACTTCTCGAAGCCCTGGAAGCGCTGCCCGACGTGGTCGCACAGGCTCTTGATCTCCTCGTACATACTCACCTCTGTCATCTCGAAGCCTCCAGCGTAAGCAAGCTTCTCTGCCAGTCGGCAGATCAAAGATAATTGATTATACTGGGCCCGTGGACGGTTTGGAATGGCGCGGCCCCTCGTCTTCCTCGATGCTGGCCGGTCCAGCGCAGCGATATGATGCCACTGTAGCTGCGCTCCCGGATTGTGGCGGCGTTTGAACAGCCGGGATAGTAACCGTCATCGGCACTCCGGACATGGAAAAGCCACCCGATTGGCGTCTTCAGAGCATCGCGACGGACCGGAAGAAGTCGTCGATCTCCGTGTCGGTCATACCACGTGCCGCACCGATGGCGGCGGTCAACTCATGGTCCCGGCGGAACTCGGTCGCACCGCTCAAGAGCATCTCAGCGGCGAAGCGTTCCGCCTCCGGCAGATCCGCCAGCAGGGAGGACAGCACCGCCGGGATTTCGCCAGTCTCGACCGCCGCCAGGGCTTCGGTCTACGTAATGTACGGCGGAGTGTCCAGGGCGAGCGCCGCGCCGCCGAGGCCGAGCGCCGACCAGCCGAGCGCCGCGTGGCCGGCGGCGAGGTAGCCGGCGAGCAGCAGCGCCCACAGCTTGCGGTAGGTCGAGCCGCCGACCCAGGCCGGCTTCGGCCACGGGTCCCAGCCGCCGCTCATGCGGCCGAGCAGCGCCGCCGCCAGGGCGGCTACCATTTACAACCTCCTTGGCACACGTGTGCAACGTCACAGCGTCGCGGCAAAGCGGAAGAAGGCGTCGACCTCCGCGTCGGTCATACCACGTGCCGCACCGATGGCGGCGGTCAACTCATGTTCCCGGCGGAGATCGTCGGCACCGATCAGCAGCATTTCGGCAGCAAAACGCTCCTCTTCCGGCAGCGTGTCCAGCAAGGAGGCAAGCACCGCCGGGATGTCGCCCGTTCTCATCGCCGCCAGAGCCTCGGCGGGGGTGATGTACGGCGGCGTGCTTACGGCGAGCGCCTGATAGAACTGCCGGCGGGAGATGGCCGCCGGCACCGGGAGCGGCACGGGGACGGCGGCCGGCTCGGGCGCATTGCCCTCGGCGACCCACGCCAAATACTCCGCGTAATCGCGGTTGGCCGGGTCGGTCGGGATCATCGCGCCGTCGGCGAGCCGGCGGATGCTTTCGGGATACTGGGTCAACTGATACATGGTCAGATCTCCGCGCTCGCGATGATGGTGCGATCGAGGCCGTACACGTCGCCCGCGCCGCTGCTCGTAATGGAGTAGCGGCACCCCAGAGCGCCGAGGGATCCCCCGTTGGGTAGGACGGCTTCCGCCGCCACCAGCTGTTTTCCGCCACTGCCGCCGATCAGCAAGGTCGGCGTCGCCCGCATCGGCACAATGAATGGAATGGATACGTCCATCCATGCGTTCGGCCCGGTCGCGGCGAAGCGGGCATGCGCGGGGAGGATTTGGTAGTACCGCTGGCAACGCGCGAAATCTATGTCGTAATCGACGGCGTAGCTGGCCGCGGGGAGCGGCGTATCGTCGGCTGCCATCACCATGCCGGCCCAGCGCGCGTACGCGTTCAGCGTCGCGCCCAGGTTGACCTGCCCCGGCCCGGCGAGCTTGTTGCCAGCCACCCAGGCGTCGGTGGTGTCGGCGATGTAGGCCGACCCCGCGACCACCGTGAACAGAACGGTCACCTCGGCAAGGTTGCCGCTCACGCCCCACGTCCCGATGGTCGGGCCGGGGAACACCAGCCGTACCTCGTTGCGCCCGGCGACCGCGTTGAAGGTCTTGACGCAGCTCTGGCCAAAACCGATTTTACGCAGCACCACGGAGTAGGTGCCGGGGACGTTGGTGTCGAACGTGAACATCACCGTCACCGGCTTGGCGTTTGCGGTGCCCCATTCCAGGTCGCCGATGGTCCAGCCTTCCAAAGATTGGTAGATGCCGCAGAACGCGTCCGCGACCGGTGCGGCGACGACCGTCGTAGTTACCAACTCCAGCATGTTGCGGGCGTTGGATTGCGGATCATCGGCGACCCGTGCCGTCATGGCCGTGCCGGGGGCGGCATACCACCGATCCGAGGTTACGCCGCTCGTTGTCCACGGGCCACCGCCGCGCTGGTTGATGAGGAATCGCCCGTTGTGCAGCTTGTTGGTGCGGGATTGGGCGATGGCGACATTGAGCGCGGAGACGCTGTTCGCCAGCGCCCCCACCTCGACCAGCGCCGGGTCGGCTATGGCCGAGAACGCCTTGATGCACGGCAGCAAGGCGACGTTGCGGGGGCGGACGGTTGCCCAGTAGATCGACGCTTCGCTGACGGTCCCCGTGCTGTGTACCCAGTAGATATTGCGGGCTACACCGTCGGGCGGGTCGGCGTTGATGCCCGCAATGTTGGCGATGCCGTTAACGGTCGCTCCGCCGTCGTTGGCTGTGTCGCCGGTTATGGCGGTGCCTTTTTGCGACGTTCCAAACACGCGCCCGGGATCGACGCCGCGTCCGTTGTCCCAGCCGCGCACGAACTCGCCGCGCAGATCCGGCAAGACGAAGTAGCTCCCGGTCGCGGAGCGCGTGGTGTTCGGGTTGCCGGGGTCGACACACCGGTAGCCAAAGGCCGCCGTGGCGTTCTTGGCATCGCCGGGGTACATAGCAGCGGCCAGTTGCGGGTAGGCGGTGACGAGATGCGCTTGCCCGTTTGCGACCAACCAGCCCGGCGGTGACGTTTCCATCGCGAAAAAGGCGATCTGCCCGACCGGCGCCGTGTCCGTGCTGATCGCCGAGACGATCCACGCCCCGGTGCCGCGCGACACGATCCGCACTTCCTCACCCTTGAACAAGGTGAGGGCGGTCGGCCAGTCCCAGGTGTCCGACCCGCTCAGGGCGATGGTGACCCCCGCCTCGTTGCTGCTGCGCAGGGTGAGCGTCGCGCCGCTGGGCATGTCGATGCCGGCGGGGAGCGTCACCGTGTAGGCGGCGGAGCCGGATAGGACGGTGATTTTGCCGGCCCAGGTGGCAGCCAGCGTCGTCGCCCCGGTCAGGATCGAGTGCCCGGAGTAGTTGCCCAGCGCCCGCTGCACGAACGCCGTGGTCGGGACGGATGTGTCGTTGTCAAACTGCGGCGGCGTCGGCGCGGTTGGGGTGCCGGTCAGCGCCGGGGAGTCTAGCGGCGCGGCGTCGGTGATGCCGTAGTCGAGCAGCGTGGTCGGCTTCTCGGTGACGCCGGACCATGGCACGCTGGCCGCCGAGCCGACACTGAACGGCTCGTAGCCGGCCTCGGAGCCGAGCTGGGTGTCGTCGACGACATAGTAGAGGAAGCCGGTGTCGACCTCCTTGACCACGTCGCCGTTCTGCGCCGTAGCGGTGGTGAGGGCGAGGCGGGCCGCCTGATCAGCCACCACCACCATGCGCTCAATGACCGACACCGGCAGACGGGCGATGTCGAAGACGCCGGAGGTGATGTGCGCGGCGTCAAGGTCGGGGATCTGCGCGGCCGGCACCTTGCCGTCCTCGCCCAGCGTTGCGACGCCGTTGGCGACGCCGCGCTGGTCCTCGTCGATCTTATCCTGGTCGAGCTGGGCCAGCGCGCCGTCAATCTCTACCAGGGCCTCCTGCACGGTGGGCGCGGTGAGAGAACCCGTCGGCTCCACTGGGATCTGCGCGGCAGTGACGGCGTGGACGTTGCCGGTCGCGTCCAGATGCGCGTCGATCTCCGGATGGGTGTACGCACCATGGCCGGTCAAGGCGTCGTGGTCGATCGCCGTGGGGTCGACATCGAGGATGGTGGTGGTGCCGCCGGCCGGGCTGTCAATGGTGAGCCGGTCGCTGCCGGCTTCCAGCGGGCGCACCTTTGAGCCGAAGGTGACGGCCATCGACCCCGGTAGGTAGCCGATGGTCAGCGCGTCCGGCGTGTTGTTGATGATGTTGAACATCTGCGCCGGCTGGTCCGCCACGAGGCGCGGCACCGTGCCGTCGCCGATGATGCCGAACCCGCTGCCGCCGGCAATCGCCGCCGCCTGCGTCATGTAGTACTCGGCCCGCGCGCTGTAGTGCCGCGCCGAGTAGCGCCCGGCGTAGCCGGGGACCTGCTCGCCCTCGGCCGTCTCGGCGAACTGCTGCGCCAGCAGTGCCGCCGCGCTGGCCTGCGTCGCCATCCCGGAGACGTCGGCCTTCATGGCGGTGACGTCGAATTTGGCGTTCGTCGCGTCGGTGGCGGCGGTGACGGCCTGCAGGGCGCTCGTCCCGGCGGTGCTGGCCTGCTGCGTCGCCGTCGTGGCGCTGGCCTGCGCCTCGGCCGCCTTGGTGACCGTGACGTCGCGGGCCATCTCGGTCGTCGCCTGCGCCGCCGCCGCCGTGTTGGCAGCCGCCATCGCCTGCGTCAATGCCGACTGCACGTTGGCCTCGGCCGCCTCCACCACCGTCCGGGCGTCGGTTACCGCAGTGCGGTCGGCGGCGACGGCGGCCTTATCGGCGGCGACGGTGGTTTTGTCGGCGGCGACGGTTGCCTTGTCGGCCGCCACCGCGGTGCGGTCCTCCGCCGTCGTAGCGGCGGCGGCGGTAGCGGCGTCCGCCGCCTGCTGGGTGGTGACGCTGGCAGCCAGCGCGTCGTCCCTGGCCGCCACGGTAGCGTCGCGGGCGGCGGTCGTGACGTCCTGGACGGTCAGGGTGGCGTCGCGAGCGGCCGCGGCCTGCTGCGCCGCCGCCTGCGCGTCGGTGCTGGCGGCCACGGTGGCGTCGCGCGCCACGAGGATGGCATCACGGGCGGCCAGGGTGGTGTCACGGGCGGTTTCCGCCGCCCCCTGCGCCGTCGCTGCGTCGGCCGCGGCCTCGCCGGCCGCGGTGGCGTGCGTCAGCGCCGTCGCCGCCTCGGCGGTCGCCGCATCGCGGGCGGCCAGCGTGGCGTCCCGCGCTGCGGTGGTGGCATCACGGGCGGCCAGCGTGGTGTCCCTGGCCGTCTCCGCCTGATCGCGCGCCTGCTGGGCGACGACGACGTCGTCTTCGATGGCGGCGATGATCGCCTCCGCGTTCGACGCCACGCCGTCGTCGAGCAGCTGCAGCAGGCGGGCCGGGCTCTCGACCAGCCGGGTCACCCCCTGGCTGTCGGTCAGCGGGTACTTGCCGTCGCCGTTCGGGCCGCCGGTCGGGCTGCCGCCGACCCAATCGTCGTACTGCTCCTCGCGCACCTGCCACTTGTCGACCATGTTAGCGATCTTGGCGGCGATCTGCGCGGGCAGCGTCGAGGTGAAGTTGCGGACGACGGCGTAGGGGGCCTCGGCTGCGCTGGACCCGGTGTAGGGCTCGCGCAGGGTCAGCGCCGTGTTGGAATCGACCGCCGCCACCTCATGGAAGCTCCGACCGGCGTCGAAGGTGATCAGGTCTCCCGGCTGGACTTGGCTCAGCCACGCCGTGTCCGCGCCGACGACGCCGGCCGACCCGGCGGTCAGCATCACGGTTCCCGTGCGGTACCAACTGGTCTGCATCTCAGCCCTCCTCGGTCGGTGCCGTCAGGCGCGCGGTCAGCGTGTCCATCATGCCGTGCTTCCGCGAGCAGGCGTCGAGCTGGGCGGCCAGCTCCTCCGGCGTCCACTCGTGCAGCGAGCGGGCCGGCTGCTCGGGCGGCAGCATCCAGCGCTGCTCGACTTCGGCGACGCGGCCCTGGTGCGCGCCCTTCACGCGCATCACCCAGCCGACCACCAAGTCGTTCTCGATGATCGGGTCCTGAATGGCGGGGAGATGGTTCACAGCAGGCCCTCCTGGGTTAGTGCGGCTTCGAGCGCGTCGGTGAGGTCGGGTCCGGCCTCGGTGAAGCGGCCGGACAGCGTGAGCGTGCCGGTCAGCGCGACGACGCGCACCGCGCCGCGCGGCTCGACGATTTCAAACGTTACCTCGGTTTCACCGGAGGCGAGATTGCAAGAAAACGATCGGATGCTGACGGTCTTCATCGGAACTTCCCCATATAGACGCGCAGGGTCAGGTGGTAGACGGAGTGAAAATCGGCGAGCTGCGGCGCGATGATGCCAAAGTCAGACCACCAGGCGCTGCTCGAACTCTTGGCGTGCAGGATCAGGTGGTTGCCGGACGGGTAGACGCTGATGATGCGGCGCATCCACGGCGTACCGTCTTCCCGCATCAGACTCTCGACCACCACCGAACCGGAGAGCGGGAACCAGTTGCCCAAGGGCATCGTACAAGCGCCGTCGCCGGAAGTACGCGCGGCGACGGCGTTGACGAGCACGAAGTCGCAGGGCAGTCCGGCCGGGAAGCTGCCAATGACCACCGAACTCTCCCAGTCGTACGCCGGGTAGTTCTGTGCATAGTAGGTGACCGGCCGGCAGACGGTGACGAACCCGCAGACCTGCTCCCAGCCGCAGACCTCTTCCAAGCTGCAGACCGTCCGCATCACCCAGTTACAGGTGGTCACCGGGCGGCAGTTCAGGTAGCCGCCGAACATCTCGCAGACAAAATTAGTGGAGCATTCGTAGTTGGTCTCGGTCCGACACACGTTTTGGAGACGACAGATATTTTCCCATGTGCATTGGTACTCCTGCTGCGTCCCCCCGCAGGCGTCGGTGAATGAAACGATCCCCTTTCCGGGGTTGTCGGGGAAATCGACAGTGACGTTGTAGGTGCCCACGCCGATGATGTGCGGCATGTTGTCGTTGGTGTCGAAGACGATCTGCCCGCCGTCTGCGATGTAGATGCGGTTGTTGGTGGCGACGAGGCTCATATCCGACACCCGATCCCGGCCGGGGCCGTCCAGGAGCCGTTGTAGTTGCTGTCGTCGTAGCGGTCACCGGCGGGGCCGCCGTAGCGCAGGCCGCCGTTCGCCACGTCGCAGGTGCGGCCCGTAGCGAAGAAGAATTGCGGGGCAGGGCTGGCCCGCACATAGCGGTAGTTGCTGTCGAACTTTCCGTTCGAGGCGATGACTCGGGCTGGCGTGATGTGGAGGACCGTAGCCATGGTGTTCCCCTATACCGGCTGGCCGAAGACGTAGATCGTCCACGTCGTCGTCATCGCCGGCAGCGCGTTGATGAAGGTCCGGGCGGTCTCGACCAAATGGATCTGCCCGTCGGCGAGCAGCTCGAAGGACGCGGAGCGTGTCGACGGGCCGACCGCCTGGACCGGCACCGTAGAAGGTGAAGCGCCGCCGTTGCGCAGGATCAGCACGGGCGGGATGCCGGTAGAGGGGTCGAAGGAGCCGCAGTAGTGCCGGGTGACGTACAGGCCCACCACGGCTACCGGGTTCTTGCCGCCGAGTTCCTGCGCCGCGTAGGCGGCGTGCGAAGCGGTGAACGACAGCACCTGCACCACGCGCAGGTAGCTCAGGCTGGAATGGAAGTGCACCGCGCTCAGATTGGTGAGCGGGTAGCTGATCGGTGCGTCCGAGCCGCCTTCGACGATGGCAACGACGCCGTCCCCGCCGCGGGCGTACAACCGCTTGCTCATCGCCGGCTCCCGTGGCGCAGGATCAGGTGCGTGCGGGCGCGCCACCAGCCGCCGTAGGGCTGAACGCAGGACAGCCGGTCGCGGTAGTGGTGCAGGATCTGGCCGTCCTCGACGATCAGCGCGCAATGGTCCGGGCCGCGCGGGTCGCCGGGGATCGACTGGATGAGCAGCACGTCGTGCTCGGCCGGCACCGCGACCGGCGCCCAGCTGGCCTCCGCGTACAGTTCCAGGAACAGGTTGCGGTTTTCCCACGCCTTCTGGAAGTGCGTGTAGCCGATCTCCGGCACGACGGCGGGCAGCTCGATGCCGGCCAGCCGGGGGGCGGCGTCGCGCAGCAGCGCGTAGCAGTCGCTGGTGGTGACCTGCCACTGCCGCCCGAGCAATGGCCGGTGCTCGCGGTGATGCCGCGGGTGCAGGTAGCGCGACCGCCCCGAGGGCCAGTCGACCAGCAGGAAGGCCAGCTCGCCGGCATTCAGATCAACAAGGCGCTCTGGCACACGTGTGCAAGCGTCTGGTTCGACGAAGACGCGGGCGACCGCGCCCTCGGCGCGGTCGGCGAGCACCGGGCGGCCGGCATGGTTGTGCAGCCACACCGCGTCGGGGAGCGTGCCGGCGCTTTTGCGCTCGGCGATCTCGACGAGGATGAAGCCGAAACGGAACGACTCCTCGCCGAAGCCATCGGTGTAGGTGATGCTGGGCAGCGGGGGCGGCGGGACCATCGTTACACCTCGATCGAGAGGTACTTGTTCGCGAGGTCGATCACGAACTTGTTGTCCGGGCTTCGGAGCAGGGCCGCGATGACTTCGGTGATGAAGGCGGCCGGTATCGAGACCTTGCCGTCGGTCACCACGAACGGTGCGACCTGCGCGCCGCTGACGGTGTTCACCACGGCGAACCGGTCAGCCAGCACGATGACCTCGCTGCCGGTGGTCACGTCCGCCATGACGCCGATGCCGGCCACGACCGGCTTGCCGTTCGCCAGCACCTGGGTCTTGATCGTGTACTGCGCCTGGATGCCGTCGATGGCCTGCGCCTGCGTCTGGACGGTCGCCAGGGCGCCGTCGACCGCGGTCTGCACGGTAGCGATCTGCTGGGCGAGCGCGCCGTCCTCGTCGACGCGGGCGGTGGCCTCCTGCTGGATCGCCGCCACCGCGTCACCCAACCCGGCCACCACCTCGGTGATCTGCTGGGCGAGCGCTTGGTCCGCCGTCAGCAGCTCGGTGACCTGCGTCTTGACGTAGGCCCGGTCGCCGCGCTGCTGGTCGGCGAGACCGTTGGTGGTCAGGCTGCTCTGCAGGCTGGCCTCGGTCAGGGCGTCCAGCAGCGGGCTGTCGAGGATCGCATCGGCGACGTCGTCGTGGCTGACCTGCTCGGTGGTTGCCGGCGTCCCTAGGTTCGAGTTGAACTGGCCGACGTTGCCGGACAGGTCGCGGGCGCGCACCCAATACCAGCGCGTCACCAGCCCGCCGAGGCCGCCGCGCACGAAGGCATTGCCCTTGATCTCGGCGACCTTGGCGGCGTCGATGAGCTGGTCGGTAGCCGACTCCCACACCTCGATCGCCGCAAGGTCGCTGTCGGTCGGGTTGCTCCAACTGAGCACGACCTGCCGATATCCGCCGGTGGCGGTCAGCCCGGTCGGCGGACCCGGCGGCGCGCCCTTGCCGGTGCAGACGGCGCGCACCTCGGCCGGCAGCGAAGAGTGATTGTCAAGCGACTCCGTGTAGACGCGGATGACGTACTGGCCTTCTGCCGCCGGCTCGATGTCGAAGCCGGCCGTCTTGATGTCCGGCCAAGTCTGCCATTGCCCCCCCGGCGTCAACACCTGCGCCAGGTAGCCCCGGACGTTGACCGAGGCGGGCGGCGTCCAGCTCACCGTTAGACGCGCGTGCGGCAGGCCGTTCACCCAGTAGACGCTCTCGACCACCCTGAGATTGGTCACGGACGGAATACCGCCGGCACGCGGGTCGGTGATCTGATAGAGATCACCGGGAGGAACCGTACCCTCGTCGACGCGTGCGTATTTGCCGGGATCGTGGAACAACGCGGTAACGGAAAACACGCCCGGCTCGTCCTCGGCCACCCCCATGACGCGGAACGGCCGCGGCTTCACGTGGCTGGCGGTGATGACGAAGACCGCGCCGGGCACGGGATTGCCAATCGTTCCCGATACTGTCACGTCGGCCCCCGACCAGCCGGTAATCGGTCGCTCGATGATCGAGCCGTCCGGCTGGGTGACCGCCAGCCTGTAGGTGTGCTGGGCGTCGAGTTCGGGCACGGCGTCGAGGGTAACGGTCGAACCGGCGTGCCCGGCGATGCGCCCGCCCAGGCGGACGCCGGCATAGGACGGATCGGCGACCGAAATCACGTCGCCGGGCATGACGTCAAGGTGATCCCAGCTCGCCTTGTAGCTGACCGTCTCGGTTTCGTTCTGCTCCGATTCCAGGATCCACTGGCCGAAGCGCCGCGCCTGCATGCGCCGCGCGCAGCCCGGGGCGGCCACCTCGATCGGCCGATAGCCGTAGCGCAGCAGCCCCTCACGATCCTCGACGACCTCAATCGCCGGCCGAAAGCCGTCGTCGGGATCGTTCCAGCTTACCAGCGCTACGGTGTGCCGCGCCTTGATCGCCGTCGAGGAGTACGAAAAAACACCGTCGATCACGTTGGCCGGCGTGACCAGCTTGACCGGGTCCGCCGGCAGGTCGGCACGCGGCACGACCATGCCTGACGACCAGTAGGCCAGCCCGCGGAAGCACGACGCGATCTGCTGAAGGACGCCGTACGCGTCCTCTTTGGTCTGCAACACGCCGTTGTAGGTGAAGCGCGGCATACGGCCGCCCTCGCCATCCGGCACGCCGACGAAAAAGCCGTTCGCATCGACACCGTCGCAGTAGCGTGCGATCTGGTAGAGTGACCACCTGTCGACCTGGTCTTCGGCGATGAAGTCCCCGAGCCCGAAGCGCGGCTCCAGCAAGAGGTCGAGGAAGACCCAGGCCGGGTTGTCGGTCCAGGCGATTTTCCAGGATCCGTCCCAGATGCCGGTGTATCGACGCGTGGCCGGATCGTAGTTCGTGGGGACGCGGATCTTTCGGCCCATCACGTCGTAGGTGCGCGTCGGGATCGAGGCACCAAACTGTTTGGCGTCGATCCGCAGGCCGATCAGCGCGCAGTCAGGATAGGCGAACTTTCCGTAGGTGACGGTCGTGTAGGACTGCCAGTACAGCTCGTTCTGCAGATTGGTCTTGTCGCTGTCGGCGGTCAGGCGCTCGACGCGCACGCCCCACGGCGCGCCGTACGGCGGCAGGTCGAAACGGTAGGTTCTCTGGTAGCCGGAGGTGGTCTTGCCTTCGATCACACCATTGACGACCGTCTGCCAGGCGCCGCCGTTGGGACAGACTTGGATCACGAACTCGACCCTCGAGCCGTGCATATCGCCGTTCGACGGATCCTGGAACGTCAGGGACGGGACGTGCACGGTAATGCGCAGGGCGTCGGCGTCGGGCTCCGCGATCGTGCGGGTGACCGGCCCGCCCGAGCGCGTCACCTTGACCTGGACCGGAGTCTCGGCGCTGGCGTTGGCGAAGGCCGGAATCGGCTCCTGGTCGGGCAGGCCGAAGCGCTGGACCCACTCGACGCCCTGGAAGTTCGCCGTGCCGTCGGCGGCGACGAGCGGCGTATCGTTCAGGAAGATCGATTTGGCGCCGTCGGCCAGGCCGACGATTTCGCCCTCGCCCAGCAGTTCGAGGATCTCGGCGGTGGCGTTCGACTGTAGCGAGTTCGGATCTTCTTGCGCCGTGCGGCCACCGCCCCCGCCGCCCTTGCCGCCCCCCCCGCTGCCAGCGACATCCGTCAGTTCAATCTCGTTGACCATCAAGCCCTCCATCACACCCTCGCCGCCACGTCCTCGTTGGCGATTCCGGCAGCGACGGTCACCGAGCCGACGCGGCATCGGCCGTAGATCACCGGCACGACGCCGCCTTGCTCCACGCGGTTGGTCGGGCCTGAAAACAGGTAGGAGCGGTTCTGGTCGGCGCCCTCGAAGGACTGCATCTTCGGCGTCGGCGCAAGCATCTGGCTGATGCCCGAGAGCATCATCGACGCGCCGAACATTGCGACCATGCCGTAGCCGGTCAACGATACGGTGCCGGCTGCCGTGGTGTAGAGACCAGAGAGCGGTGCCGACAGCGTACCGCCCGATATGATGGCGGCAGCAACCACGATCACCGCGCCGATGATCGCCTTGGCCCCACCGCCGCCGGCCCCGGTGACAGCCGGCACGAAGTGCAGCGCGGTGTCCGTGCCGAGACCGAGCGTCAGTTCGTCCTTGTCAAGATACATCCCGTCGCCGGGATGGCCGCGGACGACGTGCCACTCGCCCTGGCGCAGCACCTCGCCGAAGCCGGGGAAGTTGGCGAGCAAAGCGCGCACCGCCTCGGCCGGAGTCCGGACGTGCAGGCGCAGCGGTTCGGGATGGAAAACGGCCAACGTGCCGTGCAGGTGGATCTCAGCCATGGTGACGCACCCAGCAATGCACCTTGCGCAGCCACGGGCCGACCGGTTCCCGGCGCGACAGGCGGTTGGCGAGGTGGTGAAGGATCAGGTCGGCGCCGACGAGCACGCCGGCGTGGTTGGGGACATCCGCGCGGATGCAGGCCAGGAAGCTGTCGCCGGGCTGGATTTCGCTTTCCGGCACGATGCGGAAGCCCGCCGCGTCGAGGTGATCGAGATAGAGGTTCTCGCCGGCGTTCCACCATTGATCATCCCGCGGCACCTCGGGCAGCACGATCCCGCGTTCGATGCGGTAGTAGTCGCGCACCAGCGAATAGCAGTCGGTGATGCCGGGAACGAAGGGGCGTCCGAGCAGCTCGGGCACCGGCAGGCCGTCACCCCACAGCCGCACCTCGCCACAGGCCTCGCCGTTGCAGGTGAACAGCCCCCAGGGCTTTCCGGTCTGCAACTGCCCCTGCATGTCGGCCTTCGATGGCCAGGGATCGCCGTCGGGGTGGCTGTGCAGGATCAGCGCAGCCTTCCTGACGACCTTGGCGTAGGCCCTGGCGGCGATGCGGAAGTCGCGCGCCGGATCGTCGGCGACGTTCTGCATCGGCACGTAGCGGCCGTCTATCACGACACCGCAGCTCTCGCGCGGATATTCGGCGAGCGCGTGCGCGTGTGCCGCGGCAATGATGTCGGATGTCAAAATACTCATGGGATCCTCGTGCGCGCCACACCGGGAAAGCCGCCGTACGGCAGCACGGCGTCGACGCCAAAGCGCAGACGGCAGTCGATGACGCGCTTGCCGCAGGCGTCCTGGGCCGGGTTCGACGTCGCCGCGCCGTGGGGGGTGAACAGGTCGGGCCCGGAGTAGGGGCAGGTGGCGCGCGTGTAGAGAAAGCTGTTGCCGTCCCACACGCGGTAGCGCTTCATGCAGGCATCGCGCAGCACCAGGCGGCCGGGAAGCGAGCGCCCCTCCTGGTCCAGCGCGGCCGACAGTTCCCACTCGATCGTCACCTTGTCATGACTGACCTTCCGTTCGATGCGGTAGACGTCGACCGGGAAGTGCGCGTCCGGGTCGGCATCGGGCCGGTTGTCGAGGAAGCGGTCGAAGACGCGCCAGCGCCTTACGGTGCAGCCCAGGAGGTCGCCGTAGGTGCCAACCAGCGCGCTGAACACACGGTTGACGTTGGAGACCCTGATGCGCGGGGTCGGCAGCGGGCCGCGGCCGTTCCATTCGAAGCCTTCGGCCTGGATGTCGAACGGCTCGTAGGTGTTGCCGCGCCACATCACCGAGCCACCCTCGTCGGCGGTTCCGGTGAAGTGGTAGACGGGCCCGCCGACCGACGAGGTGTCGAGGTCGTACAGCACCACGTAGGCACCGGGGGCGAACGCCTGGGCGGTCTGCGCGGCCTTGGCCTGGCCGGTGTCCTGTTCCGGCGTGTGGGGGGTGAGATCGGTGGTCATGCGAGGTCGAACACACGCTTGAGGGTGACGGAAAGCTTGTCGATGCCCGGCAGGGTGTTGGCCACGCGCTCCCAGCCGCCCGGGCAGGTCCAGGCCTGTGGCGTGGTGCGCCCGGGCACCTGGTAGAGAAAGGCCTTGTAACCGCCGGTCGATTCCAGGAAGGCCTCGATCTCGGCGATCTGGGCAGGCAGCCCCTCCCAGGACAGGCCGACGTCGAGCCCCTGGGCGGCGTGCAGCCCGTCGGCGGCGCGCTGGCTGTAATTGTCGCCGAAGCTGGCGGTGAGCACCTTGGGCTGCGCCTTGAGAGTGCTGCCGATCAGCGGCGCGATGGGGGGAGCGAAGACGAGGAGCGCCATCACATGCCTCCCCGCAACAGGCCGCCGGGACGCATCTGGTCGCGCATCGTGTTGAGCACCATGACTTTCATCTGATCCTGCACCTGCCGCCCGATCTGGTTGGCCAGATCGGCGTTCTGTTCGTGGTTGCCGCCGTTGCCGTTGACGGTGACGTTCACGGTGTTGTTGATCTGCTGCCCGCCGCCCGCACCGCCCAAGCCACCCAGCGCCGCCATCTGCTCCGGCGTGAAGACGCCCTCGCCCTTCTTCAGGATGGCCGGCACCTCGCCGGCGCTCAGACCGGGGAAGCCGCCGCCGTGGAAGCGCTTGGCGTTGGCGAAGAGGCTGGTCGGCACGAAGCGGGAGAAGGTCGGTTCCAAGCCGACGATGCCTCCAGTGTGGTAGGCGCCCGAGAAGCCCTCCCAGCCGGGAGTAGTTGCCATGCCGGCGCCAGCGGTTCGGAATATGCCCTCACCCACTCCGACCGTAGCAGCAGGCGCGGACGCCGTGGCAGTGCCCCAACCAAAGAGCGCCGACAGCGACTTCACCATCAACTCGCGGACCTGGATCTTGACGAGGTCAGCGATGACCGACCGAGCAAATTCACCGAACTTGATCTTACCCGTCATGACGAATGTGGAGAGACGGTCGCTGAAGTCGGTCATCCATCCGACGCTGGCCTCCTTCATGCGTGCGGTAGAGTCGCCCCATTCGCGAGCGAACTTGTCGAACGGGTCCTCGGCGGCTTTGCCGCCTGTGCCGTCGCCGCTCTTGGCCTCTCCACCCGTGACGGCACTATCCTTGGCCGCACCGCCCTTGGCCTCGCCGGAACCCGCCGTGGCTTGTACCGCCTGCTTCTGCCCGACCGGCGCGGCTTCGAACGTCTTGACGCCGAGCGCATCACCCATCCAGGTCACTGCCTTCACAATCATCATCTGGACCGGTATCCTGATGAGATCGGCGGCAACCGAGCGGGCGAGGTCACCGAACTTGACGTTGCCCGTCTTGACCAGGGCATGGAGACGATCGCTGAAGACGGTCATCCATTGGACGCTGGCCTCCTTCATGCGCGCGGTGACGTCGGTCCAATCGCGGCCGAGCTTCTGAAAGGCTTCGTTGGCGGCTTCGCTGCTCAGGGGTTCACTGCGTTGCGCCTTACCGCCCTGGGCCGCACCGCTCTGGGCCTCGGCGGCCACCTTGGCTTGTGCGGCCGGCTTCTGCCCGGCCGATGCACCGCCGGCTCCCGACACGGCGCCCGTGGCGTTCCCGATTGCCTGTTTGGCCTTCTTGAACCGTTCCAGCGCCTCATTCGCCCCCTTGAGCGTCCCCATCAGCGCCGGCAACGCCATGCGGTCCTTGTCGGCGGCGTTCTTGAACGTTTCGCCGAGGTTGGCCACGGTCTGGCGCGTCAGGGTCAGCGCCTTGTTCAGCTCGTTCGCGGAGCGTCCGAGCAGGGTGGTGCGCTGTTCCACACGCGTAATCACACTGCTCGACTGATCGACGGTGCGTACGAGATCCTGAATGCTCTGCTTCGTCCGCTGGATGCTGGTGATGAAGGCGCCGTCCACCAGTTCCAGTTCAACTCGGATCGTGCTCTCGGCCATCGCCTATCCCTTCATCCTACTTGCCAACGCCTTGAGTTCGTTGAGACCCTGGCGGTCATAGGTCGTGTCGATCACCAGGACGACCTGCCCCATCTGCTCGGAGAGCGCCGCAGCGTGCAGCCGGTAGCCCTCGCCGCTCTGGGCGCACAGCGTGTTGGTCATCGCCCGCATGTCCTCTTCCGCGGTGAGGCGGTCGATGTTGCGGTTGAGGAGCCAGAAGGCCCGTATGGGGAGGCTCATCACTTCCCAATAGCCGAGCCCGTACATTCGCAAGACGCGGGAGAAGAGAAACCCGAAGTCGAGTTCCCTTACTTCTCCCCCACCGGAGGGTTTGCCTTGCCCTCGCCCGCCTCGTCGGTACCGGAGGCGTCCTGGACGAAGTCGAGGATCTGGTTCAGCTGCGGCAGCGTCAGCGCCATCAGCTCGGCCTCGGAGCAGCTCGGGAAGGAGCGCTGAATCATCTTCATCATCACCTCGAACTCGCGCTCCAGGGACGGGGAATCACCCTGCGCCTGGAGGAGCTTGGTGTTCTCGATGAAGTCGCCGACGCTCATGGGTTTCAGCGGATGCTCTTTCCCGTTCAGCTTGAGCACACGCTCGGCGGTGGTGCCGGTCGGCAGGCCGTCGAGGTCGAGATACTTCGGCATGGGATATCCTCAAAAGATCGAAGAGATGACTGACCGGATGGCGGAGCGCCCGCCATTCGGTCAATCAATATTGATTTACGATAAGGCGCCGGTGTCACCGACCACGAACAAGGTCTTCGTTTCCGGGTCCGGGTAACCCGTAAACTCGACGTTGAAGACGCGCTCGCTGTCCACCTTGTAGGCGAATTGCAGGCCGCCGGTGCTGCCCGCCCGCGGGATCACGAAGTCCTCGGACTGGTCCTCATCGGGCAGCATCACGGGGTGCAGCACCAGCTTCTTGGCCCGATCCAGCAGCGACAGGCCGATGCCGGTCTGCACCTCGACACGCGCCGCGTCGCCCACCGTGCCGCCAGCCAGGGTGGCGCCCGACACCGAGATGCCGGTGCCGCTCGCAGCCAGCGTGAAGGTGTTGCCGGCGGTGCCCAGCACCTTGTAGGTGACGGTCAGCACGCCGGCGGCGGCCGCGTAGTTCGCTGCGGCGACCGGGGCTTCCGCCGAACCGCTCAACACCTGGGCGGCGTTTGCGGCGGTCTCCTCCGCGTCGATGCCCAGCAGGATCTCGTTGCCGCCGGTCAGGCTCGCGCGGAACGTGAACGCCACACCATTGACGGTGATACTGTCACCGGCCAACGGCAACTCGGCGAAGGTGATGGTGCCGGAGGCCTTGGCGCCGGTGGCCGACACCAAGGTGGCCCCCGGCATGACGGCGACCAGGTTGGTCAGCGTGGTCTCGGCCAGCGGCGCCTTGACCTTGACGTTTCGGCCCATGATGAGTTCGTTGATCTGGGTCGAGCCGAACTGATCGACGGTCAACTTGTGGGTTTCCGTGGTCACCTCCACTTCGACGCCACCCTTGGTGTAGCCCAGATCAACTCCGCCGTAAGTGATCTTGCAGACGCCCATCTTGACGTTGCGGGTATCAGACATGTCAAACTCCCCTTGTAAAAAGGAACTCATGCACGGCGCTGAGGCACCAAGATACACTGGCATTGTATATCAAAAATGATTTACCATAGACTTCATACGCCCGCTCGGCCTCGCAAGTCGGCCGGTCGCACAGGCTCATGGCCGGAGGCCCCTTCTCGTGTGTGATGACGATCTCATTAAGAACCGGACCAGCCAT